CGGGGGCTTCGCGCCTGTGCCTGAGCCTACTCCCCAAGGGAGTCCCCGAGAGGGGCCGGGCGTTGGACCTGAGCCATCCATCGACTCGCGTGTCGGGACGCCTCCCCCCGGCAGCTCCCAGGCTGGGCCTCCGGCCCTTGCGCCTGGCGTGGTCGTGACCAACCGGGAGGCAGCTGCGTGATGGAGACCCTCGTCTGTGTCGGCGGGCCTTACGCATACGCGCGTATCCCTGAGCGCGATCTGACCGACTACGAGAATCTCGCCGGCGGGACGTTCTACCTGCCTCTCCACGATCAGGAGGCCGCAGTCTATCGTCGCGAGCATGACCAGTTGGTCTACCTTCGCACGATATCCAATGGGTAAGCTCTACCATCCGAAGCCAGCGCTCTGGCCATCCGCCCTCGACTGGCTGCGGATCGGCGAGAACTGCACCGCGCTCGAGATGGCGGTGGCCCAACGTGCGAACATCGACTGCGGGATGCTGGAGGTCCCTCTGGGCTCCAACCGCGGCTTTCGGATCGACGAGTACACCCGACGCGCTGGCCTTCCGGTACCCAAGAACAAGAAGACCAACGAAGGCTGGTACTGGTGCGCTCTGGCCTGTGGCGCCTGGCTCGCCGACTGCGG